CATCGTTCATCAAAGATGGAGCGACAAAGGATGTCAAGAACATTCAGCAGTTCTACGACACACCGCGAGTATTCAACATCGCAGGCAGAAATTCCACCATTGTGGAGTATGATCCGAAGAAGATACGCGATGTGGAATTTGACCTCTCAATCGTAGAAAGCACTGCAACGCCTACATACCGCGCAATGTCGAATGATATTCTGATGAAATTGTTTGAGATGCACGCTATCAGCGTAGAGCAGTTGCTTGAACACGGCGAGTTCCCATTTGCCGATGAACTCCTGCAAAGCATCAAGAGCCAGCGCGAGCAACTGGAGCAGGGTCAAGTGCCGGACGGCATCTCCCCCGAACTTGCACAGCAGGCACAGCAGGGCGCGAACATGGAAGCCGTGCAACGCGCACAGCAGATGTTGCAGGCGGCATGACACCAATAACACGATTAGAAAACGGCCTCGGAGACGGGGCCTTTTCTTTTTGCCGTCCTGCCCTTGCGCTTGGGAATGATACGGGGCATATCCATTTCGTAGAAGCAGATGTGGAGACCGATTGCTCGTGTCATGAGGAGGTCATCATGGTGTCCGATGATTGCGCCGTAAGAGCCGTTTGGTTTACGTTCGTAGGTGAGGTATTCATCGAGACAGCGGCTGTCGCGCTCGGTATAGATATGGTCGCGGATAGCCTTGACAAGAGTAGAGATAATCATAGGCTTTGTGGCGATGTTGGTATGGAAGCCGTATTTGCGCGGAATGCCCTGCCTAATCTCATCTTCAGACTGGCGCCGGGCGTAGAGGTTGGGATAGATTGTTGAGATTTGGTTGAGGATATACTGCGACTGGTCTCCACCCTCAACCTGCCTTTCGCGGTCGTGGGTCTCCAATGTATTACTCTCAATGACAAGGAGCGAGTTATTATAATAAGCCGCCACCTGCGCAGCTTTCCACGCGAGGCGGTCAATATCGCAGTGTCCGTACCATTGAGCGACAACGGCAGGACGATCACCCTCAATCATATTCATGCGGTCAATAACGAGGATAACCGACCAGTCAGCCTTAGAGGAGCGACCGCCCACGTCCACGATAGTAAGGTAGCGGTCGGTTACCTCTACTTCATCATCATCTTCCGGCTTCGCCCAAATCCACAACTGCCCCTGCCTATCCTCCTTGAAGCGGAGATTTTCAAGAGCCTTTTCCCCCTCATCACCATCGGCATAGACATCCCCGACAAAGCGAGGAGGACGGCAGGCTTTCTGAAATTCCTCCACTTGGTACTTGTCAAAGACCATAGTTCCCGAATGAACGAACGCCTCCACATCGTCAGATGGAAACTCGGAAGCCATGACCGCGTGGCTGTTCTTACCGCTTCGCTCCTGCACATACCAATTGATTGCCTCCAACCTCGCACCTTTCTGCCATAGCCAATAAAGATAGCGTCCGCTTTCCTCACGAGTGGTAGCAACATTATCGTTGGCCCGGTTCTCGTAAAGCCAACGTGCAAATTCTCTTAGTTTGGTGGAGTTTTCAAAAGGGAGAGAGTATTGCTCAATCTGAAACCATGCTATGAATAGCGCATCAAACTGCGAGGGAGTATCGGGGTCAGAGGCCGCTTTGTATTCAGTGTGGAAGAAATTGCCGGTGCCGTTGGCAGTTGACTCCATTACGATCATGGTGAGCGGACGCAGGAGGATACCCGAACAGGCAGAGCGCACAATATCTTCGGGAGACTTGCCCTCAGTCTTTTTCCAAATGCCAACCTCGGAGAGATGCACAAGAGAGTAAGCACCGCCACGGCAACCATCGGGGCGTTCGGCAGTGCCGACCTTAATCTTACAGTTGCGTTGAGGCACGCGGGATGTTGAGCCAGACTTGCCGACACCAATCATCTTCGGCTCATTCTCTGAAAAAGTTTCTCCCATTTCGTGGAGCAACTCAACCGGGTAAGCCTTAATCATGGTGTCGAACATATCCTTGATTTCATCGGAGGCCGCACCTTGATGAGCGATGATAAGGGAATTGAGACCGAGGGCGTGAAAGAGCTGCAACCACATCATGTAAATCTGCGTAGTGGTGGAGCCGCCCCACTGACGCGCTTTGAGGAGTATAAGGCGAATGGGCAGACCGGCACGGCGTTTCTCTTCAAAGTGAGAAACGAGTATGCGCTGTGGGTAGCGAAGCCGGAACAGCACGTCAGCACCTGCGTCCTTATTGTGAATCCACACGAGCGAAGCCGCCCAAAAGGCGAAGTCGTGTCGGTAGCGCAGGCGAATGAATTTCTCAGAGACTTTGTGATAATCCACATCGTTAGGCTCAACGTGAAGCACATCGGCGAGGAAAGCGTCAATAGAACCTGCGGAGACAAGTTTACGCACAAAGGGGATATTCATCATATCCACAGGCAACCACTGAACAGGCAACACAAAGTCGGAGACAGTCACGCGGACTCTCTCGCCGATAGAACCCTCGCCAGTGAGATAGTCGCAGGGAGCGAACATAATCTCATTGCGGCGGTCGTTCTCCGTCAATATTTTGTTTATAGCGGTCGTGCTGTCTGTCATACCAACCATTCTTAATGCGGTAAATGAACTCTCCTACGGTCCGGGCAGTGAAATAGAATTTAGGTGCAGGCTGATGAACGATGATAGAAACCAGTTCAAAGACCGACTTGCCGGGTTGCTCCTCGCGGAGAGCGAGAAATCTGCGGAATATCTCCTCAAACATCTCACGCTTGTTGGGTCTCATACGCGAGAACGGTTTGCCAATCAGCATACGCGAGACCTCCACGGCGGCTCTTTCCTCGGACACCCAAAAGCGTCTTGCAGGAGAGTCGGCAATCTTCTGAAAAATATCGGGCATAACAATGTAACTCGCTAATGCAAGCTGCTCACGATAGGCGCGCATGAGGTCATCGTTGCGCTGACGTGTGAAATCCATTATTGAGCCAAAATGTTTAGCCATCTATTCCATTGCCCTTTTGGTGATTAGTTGTCACTGCAAAGTTACAAAATTCGCGTCACAAAACTTAAAAGTCCTACCACACACCAACGGCGTATCTTTGCGCAAAAGATAACCCCCAACCATAAGATATTCAAAATAATGGCTGAAAATAACGAAGTTAAGAGCAGACGCGACCAACACGTTGAACGCCTGCGCAAAAAATACCCCGACAAAAAGTTTGAGGACGATGAGGAAATCTACGGTCAGATTTCCGATGATTACGACCAATACGAGCAAGAGTTGGGGGACCTCAGAGGCAGGGAACAATCCTTGTCTAATATGTTTGCCGCCGACCCACGGAGTGCGCAGTTCCTCACGGATATGCACAACGGCAAAGACCCGGTGCTCGGACTGGTTCGGAACTTCGGCGTGGAAGTCAAGGATGTTCTTGATGACCCCGAAATGCAGGACAAGATTGAGGAGGCCAACAAAGAATATATCGAGCGTATTGCCAAGAGCAAGAAACTTGATGAAGAGTATGAGGCCAATATGGACGCAACTCTTGAAACCCTGCGCAAATTCCAAGCCGAGCGAGGCATGAGCGATGAGCAGGTTGACAAGGTTGTTGACTTCCTGCTCACGATAGTCCGTGACGGCGTTATGGGCAAATTCAGCGCAGAGACACTTGACATGGCCTGCAAGGCACTCAACTACGATGCAGACGTAGCAGCCGCCGGAGAAGAGGGTGAGGTTGCAGGACGCAACAGCAAGATAGTTGAGGGTCTGCGCAAGAGCAAGAAAGGTGACGGCATAGCACCTCTCGGCGGCAAGAACGGCGAGGGCGCAGGCGCACCGAAGAAAGCGCAGTCAATGTTTGAACTCGCCAACGAAGCAATGTAGCATGGACGGCGTAGTTGTAAAATTCCCTCCGAGTTCTCATCGGCTCACACCAACGAAAGGGAGCGCAGGGTTGCAGACGCAAGTACCCGGCGCAATGGCATCGGTAAGCAACCTCGCAGGAGCGACCGGCGGTATCAAGCCGGGCAATCTTGCACAACGTGATACAAAATAAATTTTTTAATCCGCAAAATTTTAAGACATGGACGGAGAAGTAGTAAACGTAGGTGGTACAAATCCCACCCCGACACCGGGATCAGCCCGT